GCGGTTCCGTCCGATGGACTGAGCGTAAGCACTCCACCGACTTCATCACCGACCGCAGCCGTACCGCTATCGGTCAGGGTCGAAGTCCAAATCGCCGAGTTCAAACCGGCAAAATGATCCGTAACGCCGAAGGTCTTTGGGAGCTTCAAGGCTGCATCAGGAACAAGTAAACCCTTCATTTTTCATCATCCTCTTAGTAGGTTGAGTAACCGAAACGAAACTGATAGCAGGGCAACTAGCCGAGCATCCTCGAAAATTCTTTGAAGTCTGCGGGATACGCTCCCGAGCCGGATTCGTGCATCACCGATCCGGTACGCTCTGGACGCTTTCCGGTGGCAACGTTGCCAGGCTTCCAGGTCTTAGCAAGCTCAATTCGATCGGCTTGATTCAGCGGAAGCAGAGCCTTGATTCGCAGCGCCGTTGGCTCGATGTTCGATTCAACAAGCAGCGTTTTGCACTTGTTGTTTTGAAGCTCGCTCTTGAGCGATTCTACTTCCTTGGTCAGCGATTCGCAGAGATTCGCAACGTTGCGTTTTTCTGATTCTTCCATGGCTTTCTTCTTGGCCATTTCTTCCTCGGTCATGCCCGAGCCCATCGCAGCATCGGCCTGTTCTTTGGCCATCATGATCGCCTTAATCTTGGCCAACTTGCCAGCGGTATCGAGCGTCGAATCGTCGAGCACCTTCATCATCGCCATTTTGAAGGCTTGCCCGATGCCGTTGTCACCTTCGTCGTCGCCGTACTCAACGTCCATTTCCTGAAGCTCAGGATAGGCTTTCATCATGCCTTCCATCGGAGGACGCATTTCGGCTTCACAGGATTCGACAATCGCTTTGAATTTCTTTTTCATGACTCGCTCTTGGCTCTCGAAAAGTCCGTTGTTGGTTGCTGGATCTGTAACGACATCGACCGACTGAACGTCAAGCAGTTCGAACACCCGGCGCTTACCGTCGATTACCTGCTCGTCCCCAGCTGCATCGTGGGACAGGCCAAACGTTTCCGGAAACCGCTCGGCTGCTTCGATAAGCTGCGGGGTTGTCGGATGTGTTTTGAGGTAATGAAGGTCGGCGTAGATCGATCCATCCTTGAGGCGTGCATTCTTGAGAACGCCCCATCGATCCTCTATCCGTCGGTCTTGCTGTACTTGAGACTTCGGCTCGATACGTTGGTGATTGAGATTCACCGAGACCCCTTCGTAAAGCGGTAAGGCGTTGGCGATTGCCTCAGCCTCATAAACGCGACCATTACGGGACTGAGGCCCTAAGACCTTCACCCCGTAGATGATCCCTGCATCCTTGTCGATGCGTTCGTATCCGCTTTGAGATTCTCGAATGAACTTGCTCATGCGAGAAATCTTAACTGGCTATTGCTCACCCAAAAAATACAGTAGGTAGCATCGGCATCGAGGGTGGGCAGGTGGCCCCATCGCGAAGTCATCAGCCCAGTTCGCTGGCCCCGTCTCATGCAGTGGCCCACACACTGGGCATACTCTTTCGTCCCGCTTCGTGTACCAACGAGCCGTAACGCCAACGCCAAGCTCCCGCATGGTTTCTACTACGGTTGCCTCGCCGATCGTCACTGCATTGGTAGTCTCTGTGATGGCAACGTTGCCAGCGCGAGAGTCCGGAAACAATCGTTCGCTGGCCCAATCTTCTATCGGTTCTTCCTCGTCCCACTCGTCCCACCAACTTGAATTGGTGTCGCTCATTTGTTCGCCCAGGTCGTCAACCTGTTTTGATGCTCGGCGCTTCGCCTGCTCGATCAGGTCATCATAGATAGGCCCTTTTTTCTTCGATGCATCGCCTAGCACCGATCGGCCTAGATCATCATCACCAAACAGGATCAGCAAAGCGATAATTACCCGCCGATGCACTTCCTCGATGATCGGCCCAACGTATTTTTGCAATGCTGCTTTTATTGCACGATTCACGGCATCTAGGCCCTGATCGACTACCTTCAAGGCCTCTGCGAATACTTCCTGCATGGCTTCTTGGATGCGTTGCTCGTAACGTTTGCGGCCTCGAAGGTCTGGCATTACGGATAATCCTTCCAGCGTTCTAGCATGGCCTTTTGGCGACCTGTAAACGATTCCTGTTTACGGCCCAGGTTTTTCACAGCATCCAAGGCATCTTTCAAAGTGCTTCCGGTAGTCGGGTCGATGCTGATATCGGATGCTTCGTGGCGTTTTCCAAGCTCCTTAGAAAACCCTCCGAGATTGACTTTCTTACCGCCTGCAGAATAGCCGGGTTGGGCGTGATCGGCGATACGAATTTTGAACTCTTTCTCACGCCCTGGAACATCGACATAGATGTACCGGCTAGTTGAATCGTCTGGAACATTGATTCTCACAGAGTAACCAGCATCTGCAATTTCATTAGCCAGATCATAGGTTCGCTTGTTGAACTTTTGCTGAAACTCAAACGAGTTCAATGCCGCGCGTTTCCCTTGCTCGAATCTCGCCTTTCGAACGTCTTCGATGGATCCTTGCAACGGAACAATATCATCGCCGGACTTTTGATAGTAGTTGTTTGCTTTGTCTGCGAAAAACACAGGTTGCCAGTTTTCATCCCGAGCAACACCATCGAGGCTAAGCGATTTCGTTTTTCCGTTTGCTTTTACCTTCAATGTTTTCGCTGTCAGCTTGTTGTATTTTATGCCATCATCGACAAACTTCCTTGCAATACTGTCTAAGTCGTTACCGCTCGGAGGTTCCGTCGGAAGATTCCCTTCAATCTTAACCTTGGTTGCAAGTGTCGAGCTTTTGTTTTTCGATTGCTTTTTTGGTGCTGCTCGCTGTGTTGGCTTACCATCATCGATCAGACCGTCTCCGTCTCCGTCTTTGGCCTCCGTAAGTGATTCTGTGATCTTGTTGGAGTCAGGATTGAATGTGCCTTTGTTTTTCGTGGATTTGATTTGCGATGAATCGAATACTGCGTAGACATTATTGAAGGGATTGAAAGTACCTCCAGAGCCTTCAATTGGTGGACGATCATAAACGTTTTTGATGATTACTCCATCATAGTACGCAATCCCTTGAGGTTCCATTTTACGGATAGGGTGAGATCTGTCTGTTATTTGCTCTTCGTATTTCGCCCTGAGCTTTTGGAATTTTTCCTGCTCATCTTTTGGAACTTCAAATTCAGGATCCCAATCAAATTCCAATTTGTATTTTTCACGAAGCTCAGCACTAAACTCCCGAAACTCTTTTTCTTCTTTGGTTCGATAGGTGTTCAATTCACTAGTGACATCACCGACAACATCCGTCCATTCGCGACCTTTTGCATCGATTACAAGAGGACGTTGCATGCTCATGTAACCAGGAATTATGGTCTTTTTTCCTGATTGCAATTCAGCGACACGCGAAGCTGCGTATGCTTTTGCAAGATTGATATCATCGGTCATAAAATGAACTGGCCAATCAATCGATTGCGAATGCACATTTGTCGATTTAGAAAACTCATCAAATTGCGCATTCGTTCCATGAAATAGCAACAATGGGTTTCCATCCTCATCAACTGCTTTTGAGTCACCGAACCACTCAGCAAAGTTTTGCGCCTTCGCATCGTCCTTGAACTTTTTCTTGGCCCAATCGAGAACCTTCGGATTGACAGGCTTTTTGTTCTTACGCTTGCACGAATTATCAATCCCTCCACCCTTTCCAGTTGGACAGCGAACCTCAAGCAAAGCAGGGTTGACTCGATGCAGCCATGCCTCGGAAACGAAAGTCCTACCGTCCCAAGTGTACTCACCTGAAAACGATTCCTTTAGCAGCTTCGTGACGCTTGGCCTCGACCAGAACCGACAAGACCAGTAGCGAGCCTTCCAGCGTGGCCCTGGGTCTTGGCAATTATGCCGAGCCCGAAACCCTCTACGGCTTCCTGGATTTTGCCGCTTGATCCTCATTTTCGTATCGCCGAAGTTCACCTTTACCACGTTGCCCTTATCGTTCTTGACGTAGACAGAGAACTTCTTTGGCCCCCCTGGTGTGCGAAACGGCTTGCCTAAAGTCTTTCGTTCTGCCTCGGTCAGTGGCATCGGATCATCAATCGAACCATCCTCGGCATCGGTCAGAATTGCCTCGATCGATTTATCATCCATCCCGATCGACTTGAGCAGTACCGATGCGACTTGCCGAGTCGTTTTTCCTGCCATGAAATCGGCCAAAACGTCGGCCATCGCCCTGCGGTTTCGATTCCACTGCAAACGCGATAAACCCTGCCAATTGCTCGATATTTGAGCCTCAGGGCTGGCAACGTTGCCAGCATCCGACCCGGTTTCCTGTCCGGTTTTGTTGGCAACGTTGCCAGCTTGAACGCTCGGTTGAGCACCTGTTCCGGCTTGCTGTTCGGCCCCTGCGACCTTCAATCCGTTGGCGGTTTCCGTGTCGATATCCCGGCCTAGTTCGTTCATCGCTGTCTTGTCGCTGACCCAACCTTTATCCCTCTGCATCGCTAGCGCCTGCGTGTGCTTGATCGGATCCAGCGGGATGATCTTCGGTGGAATGACCTCGATGGTAATCAAGTCCTGGATCGCTTCCCAGGTCGCATAGCCATAGACCCCGAACCTCCGGTTGTTTGCCCCGAGCTTGACGATCTTCAAAATCATTTCACGCATTCGCTCTTTGCGCTGCGTTTGCTCCGCAATCCGGCCCTGAACGAATGGCCCCTCGGCAACGATCGCAGAGGCCAAATTGTTGTTCTCGTAGCTTCCGGTCAGCATCCCTTCCGGGAACGCATGGACGGTACCGGCAAGCCTCAGAGCCGATTCCATGACCGAGATATAAATGTCGCTATTGTTCGATCCTAGCAAACCAGCTTTGTAGTTCTGGCCTGCTGGAACGTCCAGCCGTGTGCCTGGAAGCATCCTCCTTTTGCGTTGCGATAGCCCAGTCATCGGATCCACACGACCCGTAAGCGGTGCGAATTTCTTGACGATGTTGTCGGCCTGACGTTGCGTTCCCTCGCTGTGTTCGACGATGTATGCAATGGCTGCCTGTGTTGCGGCCCCCTCTGCAGTGTTGGTCAAAACCCTATCGGCCCTCAAAAGGTACAGGTGAGGCTTGTAGAAGTCGGAGTAACCCCGCTTGGCTCGTTGCCGAACGTTTCGTTTCCAGAAAACAACCCGTTCGGCTGGCACATAGTCCCAATCCGTACCGGCTGCATTTTTCACGAAGTGATAGCCGTAGTGCTTTTCAGGAACGGATTTCTTGGTCAACACCCCGAACGTCCAAGAGGCATCGAACTCGATTCTTAGCCAGTCCTCAAGCTCGCGCTTGGCTGCCGGTTCTGTAAGCTCGTCGGCTTCCCGAGCTACCAACATGCACTGACCGTTATCGTAGATCAGTTCCCCCGAGAACTCCCCTTCGGATACTTCGCGAACCATCGTTTCGCGCTCAAGCTCCGATGACCATTTCGACGTATCGAGGCACTCCCTGACGTAAGCCTGAACCGCCTTTTCGAGTCGCTTATCGTCACATTTGATCGTCCAATCGAACCCGGTTCCGATCGTGTAATCCAACAGACGATTTACCCACGCCTGGGCCATTGGAACCTTCTCGACCAACAGCCACGCCATAGCCCGGATGATCTTTAGTTCGGCCTCGTTCGTGTAAACTGGCCGGTACCGTCCGTCCGATCTGTCCCAAACCTGGGTAAATGCACCGAGCCCGGTGGTATTAAAGAACCCCGTGGAATCGGTAAGGAACTCGGTAATGTCTACCGGTTCGCCCCAAGATTCTGTTAAACTACCCTGCATCGCTTCGACAATTCGATTCATTTTAAGGCCTCCAAAATCAATCCTAGCCGATTTGTGCTCACTATGCGAATCGACAGTCAAACAGTGTACCAAATCTTTTGGCTGGCCCATTGTGGCACTCCAAAGACGAAAATCTCAGAACGTTTGGAGCTAGCCCGAAATACTGTTTCTGCCCACCTATCGGGCAAGCTCGCTTGGCAATATGACCGCAAGCTACGATCGAGAATCAGCCGGTTGGAACTGCCTGCCACGAAGCGACCGCCGAGGGTAATTCCCCAGGGTTATATCACGATCGCCGAGGCTTCCTACTTTTTCGAGTCACGCCCGGCAACAAAGAGCCTGCTAAGTCACTACGATCTAAAAACTGAACTGGTCGATCGAGTCAACTACACCAAATCCGCCTGGGCTCGGCAATGCGCAGAAAAACGCAATATTGCTAATTTAGAAGGGGTTTGCATGACGCAGGATGCAGCCCGATATCTTTATGGGGTCAAGCACGATAGAAAGCTCGTACCCCTGATTGAAATCGATTCATCTGAAACACCGGCCCCGCTGGTTTCGTTTGCAGTGTCGGTCATGGCCTGGACTGGCCAGCCGTTCGTAACGCTCGACGTTGCCGATATTATTCGGTTCGTCGAGTAGCTACTTGCCTTTGGGCCGGACTATAGCAACTCAAGGCCTTCCTTGGTGACTTTAATTAAGCGACCGTTCGGTAATCGATATTGATGCCACAGCACCAGTTGCATGGTCTTATGCGTTTCGACTTGCCTGATCGCTGGCCACTTTTCGCGATTGGCCGATTCGACCCATCCGTCTACGATGATCCAGGCTTCGGCATCTTGCGACCAGTAGGCATCCGATTCCAAGCGAGGTTCATCGAACGAAAGAGCCGTCCAGCCCTTAGGTATGTTGCTTGCTGATGTGGATCCGGCATCCTTTTCAACCAACTCGATGCGTCGGCGATACCACATTGCTAGCACCTGCGTTCCTCCAGTCTTAGCTTGGTAGCTTGCCCCCCACTCGCCGTTAATCAACTGGGCTTCATCACCAATCTTCAAATCCTCATGCGGAAACTTCCCAAGCAACCTCCATCCTTTGCCTGGATCGGGCTTGTCGAGCCACCATTGTGGCGGATCGTAGACTTGGCAGAAAACCCAAGACCCTTTAGAGGCAATCCAGCGAGGCTTGCCATCTAGCGAAATATTAACACCTGTAAGCGCAAGACAGTCGAGCCAAAGGTGTATTACGGAGTCCCGGAACCTAGCCTCAACCTTCTCGCCACGCATCACCTTGACAACATCCCCGGCGGTTGCATCCCTCCAAAATGATTCGATCTTTTGCTCAGTCATGTTTGTTTCTCCTGTTAATTCGCTTCCAATTGCTAAACAACTCAATCGCCATTGCCACTCCGAACACCGCGCCAGACAGTACACAGCACGCGATATAAGGCCACATGTAAAAAAGGAACTCGCTCATTGCCTTACCTCACTGATATTCCCAATTTGGTTGACGATCCGTTATCCGGTCAAACCACGCTGTTTGAGCCTTTAGGTCGTCTAGTTCTTGTAGCAATGATTCAACGCCACCGAGTTGTGTTTCGGTCACTTGTTTTGCCTGCCTATAAATCCTCGATGCCTCACGGTACTGATCGGCTGCCTCGATCAAGCGCCGTAGATGAAATCTGATCCCGCAGTTTT